GAATATTGATGAAATAATAATAAAACTATTAAAAATTCAAATGAATTGTAAAAATAAAAATGAATTAGAAAAGAAATAAAATAAAAAGAACACTAAAACAGTGTTCTTTTTATTTTGATTTTTTTATTTGTAGTTTCAATTGAATTTCTAAACTCAAACTTTCCCAAATCAGAGATTTGATTTTATCATCAATATTTTCATCTTTAATTTGACCTTTTTCTATCAATGAATCTATTAATAAGTTTGTAGTTTCTAACGTAGATAGTTTAGAGATAGTTTCTTCCCCGATAAGATCAGCAAGAGGCTTTCTAAAGTATTCCACTAATTTTTTACTATTAGCTTTAGATGGCATTCTAGTTCCAGTTTCCAGAGAAGCTAAAGTGCTTCTACTTATGCCAATTGCTTTGCTATATTCTTCTTGGGTTAAACACTTACTTTCTCTATCTGTTTTTAAAAACTTAGCTAATGACATTATATCATCCCTTTCTTTCTTTATAAGAATATCATAAATAAAACAAAAAATCAAACAATTACAAACAAAGGCGGACAATATGGTGTTAAAACTTTTGTAAAAAAATATAAAAAATAATTATAAACAGAGATAAAAATAGAAAAAGTAAGTATAAAGGAGCTAATTGGGTATAATCATAAAAGGGTAATAATAATTAAATTTGTCCGAAATTGTCCGAGTGTGTTACACTCTCTTTAAGAGTGAGGTGGATTTATGACAGAAATTTTAATTAAATTAATGGAAATACAAAATAAAATCAAAGGAGAAAAAAATGAAAAAACTAGAAAGAGCTAAAAAACTTTCTAAAACTTTGGAATATGAAAGAATTAAAAGAGGGATGACACATAAAGAGTTTGCTGAACTTCTAGGAATACCTAGAAGTTCTGTAACTGCCTATATCATAGGAAAACGCATTCCAGGTGTTAAAAGATTAAGGAATATCTCAAAACTTCTAAGTATAGATATAGCGAAATTACTTACTGAAGATTAGGAGAAAATTAAATAGGAGGAAATAAAAATGGAAAATTTAAAACATGGTTCAAGAAAACTAAATGCAAAAGTTAATGGATTAGTAAATATATATGGAATGAAATTCCATGATATAGAAGGGGGATTTGGTGAAGGTAAGAAGGCTATATTAGTCAAAGAGATTGCTAATATACACAGAAGAGAGTTAAGAGTAATAAATCAAGCTATCAACATGAATAGAACAAGATTTACTGATGGATTGGATATTGTTGACTTAAAAGGAACAGAGTTCGCAATCAATTTGATTGATAGCGGAATTTATACACAAAATTCATTAAATGCAAGCTCAAACATCTACCTGCTATCAGAAAGAGGTTACTCAAAGCTTCTTAAAATCCTAGAAGATGATTTTGCATGGGAACAATACGATAAGTTGGTTGATGGATATTTTCAAATGAGAGAGCATTTTAATAGTGGACAAGTCAGACAACTTACTACAGAAGAAACACTAGAGTTGCAATTTAAGTTTACTAAAGAGATTAGGGAAAAAGTAGACAAGGTAGACGATAGAGTTACTGATTTAGAGAACAGAATGACTATAGAAACAGGAGCGCAAAAAGTTTTACAAGATTTAGTCAACGATAAGGTTAAAGCTGTTCTAGGTGGTAGAGATACTCCAGCTTATAAAGAGCTATCTAAAAAGACATATAGCCAATGTTGGAGAAATTTTAAGAATGTATTACAAGTTGCATCTTATAAAGATACTCCAGTAAAAGATTTTGAGTTAGCTAAGAGAGTAATAATAGATTGGCAACCTAATAGAGAATTGGAGCTAATGATTAGAGGTTGCAATGCTCAAATGAGGATGTAGGAGGAATATAGAATTAGCAGAATAAAACTTTTACAGGAGTGATTTAATGGAAGGTTTGAACATATGGGGTATATGCACCTTTGTAATGCCCCTAGTGTTAATAATTGTTATTGGATTAATGTTTATAATTGCATCTATTTTAGATGGAGTAGACAAGCTAATAAAGAGAATTAGGAGGTAATCATGAAAGAATTAAGAGAGAAACTTCATCAAGCTATTGATGAGTATGGACTGACCGATGAAAGAACTGTTGCTATTAGCCAAGAGTTGGACAAGGTAGTTTGTTTTGAGCAGAGAAAGTTGATGAGAGTGAATGTTAAATGTGTGAATTAAGGAATTTAACAAGAAAAGAGAAAAAGTTTTTGATAAATAATAATTGTGATCCAAAAGATTATTTATTTTTTAAAGACTTATGGGCATTTAAAAAGGACTTACCTTAACAAGTTATTAAACAGGGTAAGTCCAAACCTAAAAATTCAATTATAAGTATAGCATAAAATATATAAAAATTATAGATAGTAGAAGGAGGAATGTAATAATGGCAGAAAGACGAATGTTTGCAAAAACAATTATAGATAGTGATATTTTTCTAGATATGCCCTTAAGTACACAAGCATTATATTTTCATCTTAGTATGAGGGCTGATGATGATGGATTCATAAATAATTCTAAGAAAATTCAAAGAATGATAGGATGTGGAGATGATGATTTAAAGTTATTAATAGCAAAGAAATTTTTACTACCTTTTGAATCAGGAGTTGTGGTAATTAAACATTGGAGAATTCATAATTATATTCAAAATGATAGATATACTGAAACAAATTATAAGTTTGAAAAATCTACGCTAAATATAGATGAAAATAAATCTTACACCTTAGAAGAAACTGGAAGAAAATTGATAAAAAATAAGATAATTAAGGTTAAAAATGAGTTGTATCCAAATTGTATACATGATGGATACGCTATGGATACACAGGATAGGATAGGTAAGGATAGGATAGGTAAGGATAGGATAGATAAGAACAACCTAGAAGAGATAACTGAGGATAGTTGTAGTAGTATAGAAAAAGACTTAGATGTATTTAAGCATTTTGAAAAGTGTGGCTTTATAGTAAATGCAATGTTAATGGAGCAAATATCTAGTGATATAGAAGTTTATAGCAAACAATGGTTAATAGATGCAGCAACCGAAGCTATGAATAGAGGGAAAATTAATAATTATAAATATGTTTTAGGAATATTACAAAATTGGTTATCAAAAGGAAGGAGTGAAAGTGATGGAAGTAGCAGAATTACTAGCAACAACAATAGGGAAAAGTCTGATGAATGGGTTGGATTATGATACTACTATAAAAGTTTGTGAAAAGTGTGGAGATCCAATTCAAAAAGATATTGTAATTCTAAATGTTCTTAGAAGAGTTCCTATAGTTTGTAGTTGTAGAAAGAAAGAGCTAGAGGAAAAAGCAATTGAAGATGAGAATAAGGAAAAGCAAATTAGATTAAATAGCATATTTAAAAATAGTTTAATGGATGAAAAATTTAAACAATGCACATTTGAAAATTGGAATCATGATATTGGTTCAGAAAAGATTTTTAACATATGTAGTAAATATGCTAGTAACTTTACTAAAGCTAAAGAAAACAATTTAGGTTTATTAATATACGGAGCACCTGGTAATGGGAAAACTCATGCAACTGCTTGTATAGCTAATTATTTAATGCTAAGAGGAACGCCGACAATTTGTGTAAGTATTAATAAAATGCTTGAAAGAATAAAGGAGACATATTCTTCTTATGGAAAAGAGGGAGAAGAAACTATACTAAAGAGCTTATCTAATGCAGATTTATTAATAATTGATGATTTAGGTACTGAACAAAAAAATGAGTGGTCAGCATCTAAAATATACAACATTATTGATAGCAGGTATAGAAATTCATTACCAACAATTATAACAACAAATATTAATATTAATGACTTGGAAAATATGTATCACAAAAGAACTTATGACAGGCTGATGGAAATGTGTACACCAGTAGTAAGTGATGCTAAGAGTATAAGAGCTCAAAAAGGTAAAGAAAAGTTTAATATATTAAGAGAAATTATAGGATAGTTTGCTATTAATGCTTTAGGGCATTTATATAAATAAAAAATATTAAAGAAAGGACCTTTGGACAGGCTATTAAAAGTAGTGGGGATTACAGATTTAGAATGTTTAAGTTCCTTTCAGAGATATTTATCTGGAGTAGATCATGGATAAAGAGGAATTAGAAGATATTATAACAAGGACAGTTGAATATTACTTTGAAGGCTTAACTTTTAAAGAAGCTATAAATAAAGCGTTAGAAGAAGGGTGAAAATATGGAAATAACTTATGTATACAGAGAAAGATGGAATGGAGAATACAAAGAAAAAAGATTTTATAGTTATGAAAGCTTAGGTAAATGGGTAGCAGATAATGCTACTGAAATAATAAACATAGATTGTATTCAGGAAGAAGATTAGAGAATAATTTGGAGGAAAAGTTAATGTGTTATCAAGCAGTGATTTATAGAGATGCTGTAATAAGAAATACAATTATAGCAAACTCATTAGAGGTTTTAAAAAGTAAATGTGAACCTTGGATTAATGATGAAAAAATCACAAGTATTAAAGTTATGAAAGTTGAAGATGTAGGATATTTTAAACTTTCTAAAGAGTTTGAAGAAATTTTAAAAGACCAAATGTTGTAAAAATTATTAGTGAGGGAAATATAGATGTTAAATGTAATAGAAGGTCAAGTATCAATATTTGACATTCCAGTAATAACACATAAGGAAGAAGTTAAGAATGTCATGAAAAGAGTAATATTTAAGCCTAAACATAGATGGCAAGCTAATCTTTTCAATAAGTTTAAAATTGGCAAAGAGTATGAGGTTGTAGATGAATATAAAAATAGATGTGGAATTGAATTTTATGTAATTGATGGAATTGAAAAAGAAGCATGGCGTGAATTGTTTGAAGATATAAAAGAATAAGTTGAATATAATTCGTACTAAGAAAGAGGAGCAATAGATATGAAAGTTAATAGTAGTGGATTATTTAGAAAGATGTTAGTTACTCCAAGGTTAAATCTAAAATGTGATGGTGTTAAGTTAAGATTATGTTATATATCTAATGATGATGGCAATGGATGGATGATTGAAAATTTCAATAATGATGGAAAAACAGAATGGTTCAAAAGTAAAATGACTAGAGATATAGTTGAAATGATTACTGAAAAATACAAGGAAATTGATATTACCTGGAGTAGAAGTTGGTAACATTTGTTTTTACGTAGCAATAATACGTAATTTGAAAGGTATTGCGAAGGAAGTGAATATTTTTGACAATTGAACAGGTAAAAAAGTTAAAGGCAATGGTTGTTGAAGTAGAGCTAATAAAGAATGAAGAAGCATTTTCAGAAAAAGATATTAAAGAGATAGCAGAAGGTCAAGAAAAGATAATTAAAAAACAAGATGAATTAATAGATTATATGCTATCACTTTTACAATGTTGATGAATACGAGCGACATTAATGTCGGTACCAAAGGGGGAGAAGAAATGGTTTATAGATTTAATAAAGAAAATTTTAATAAAAATGCATCAAAAAATGTTAAAGAGAAAATTAAATATATACTTGATGAAATAGAAAATAAAGAAGTTGAGTTTGATGAAAACAATAACGGAACAATAAAAATCGATTGGTATGGCGTAGAGCATGAACTTTATCCAGTACAAAAGAGCTGGTGTATTGAAACTGATATTTAATGATTATATTGTTAGTTAGTTGAAGGAGGAAGAATGCAAATTTTAGTTGTTTTTAAAAAAGATACAAGAGAGGTTATCGCAACTTTTGAATTAAATACTATTGTTACAGATATGAATGTATTAGTTATTCCAGGGGTTTCATATCTAATGACCTGTAAAAGAGATATATTTTATACTGATCCTAATGGAAAAGTATTTGTAAAAGAAGTTTAGAGAGTAATGAAATTATTGCGAAGGGAAAGATTGAAATATGTTAGTTAAAACGAGATGTGAGTATTGTGAAAGTGAAGATTTAAGTTTAATTGATATGGTTTATGGCAAAGGAACATTAGGAGAAAGAATTGAAAAGGGATTTAAATGCAATAGTTGTGACGAAGAATTAGATTTAGATGAAGTAATCTTTGAAGAAGTTTAATGAAATAAGGCGAAGGAGTTAAGAGTAATGGAATTAAGAGATAGAAATTTTATATTAGTAGATACAGAAACAACAGGGATTGATGAGAAGAAGCACCAAATTCTAGAGGTTGGTATTTTAGTTATTAAAGATTTAAAGGTTGTAGGTGAATTTGAAGTTAAAATAAAACATAATGAGTATACAATAACATCTAAAGCTATGCAGGCGAATAAAATTAATATATTAGAACATGAAAAAGATGCGTTTTTCGAAAATGAAGCAACTGAAAAAATTTTAAAGTTTTTAAACAAGTATAAAAGTGAAACTGATGAAGGATATATTGTTATTGGACAAAATGTACAATTTGATATTAAATTTTTAGAAGCGATGTTTTTAAGAACTTTTAAGATAAAAGCGTATAGACAAGTGGTTAGTTATAGAACATTAGATATAATGCAACTAGCAATTATAAAAAACATTGAAAGCAAGATAAGTTTAGAAAAACAAGACTTAGATAGTATTTTAAAAGAATTAGAAATAGAAATACCAGAAAAACGTCATAGAGCATTAATTGATTGCTATTTAGAATTTGAAGCATTAGTTGCTTTATTGGATGTATAGGATGAAAAATGAGGTGAGGAAATGAGTAAGTTGATTAATGCAGGATATGGCAATTGCATAAATACATCGGAAATTTTAGCTATAATAAATCCAAATAGTAATCCTGCAAAAAGGAGAATAAAAGAAGCAAAAGATAATAATTTATTAATAGATATTACAGAGGGAAATAAGACATGTTCAACGATAATCATGAAAACTGGTCATGTTGTTATATCATCTAATAAGCCAGAAACTTTAAAAATAAGATTTAATGAATAAAAATTAAAAGTGAAAAAATGAACGGAAATACATAGAATATCAAAATTATCGATTAATACGGATTAATAACGAAGTATATCGAAAATTGATATTCTATTTTTTTATGTAGTAAAATATCATCATAGTAAATCGGAAATAACACTAAGTTCTTAGGTATATTACTTATTAAAATTAAAAAATGTCCACTTTGAATGGGTTGGGGTAAACTATATCAATTTTAGGAGGAATAGGTATGAATAAGGAATTAGTAAGGCAATTATATTGCAATGGATTAAATGCAAGAGAGATTTCAGAAGAGTTAAATGTTAATAAATCAGCAGTAAACAAATGCATCCAAAGAAACTTTAAAGATTTAAAACCTATTCACTTAAAAAATAGAAAACAGCTTAAGTTTTATGAAAATGAAGTTAGAAAAATAACAAAATATGAAAGTAAGCAGTATATGAGTGATAAAACTTTTATATTAAAGAATAGATCAATTTATGAAACTAAAGAAGATGGGGATATAGTTTTAAAAAAGAATATAGGATGTGTGCTTCCTTGGGATGTTCCAAGAAGATTAACAAATGAGTTTAAGGGTTGTTAGAAATAACAGCTCTTTTTATTTTATAAAAAATATTAAAGAGGAGAAGTGGAAATGAAGATAGGAGAAATTTTAAAGGAGTTACAACCATGTGAGTATAGTAAGTTACAGCAAAAAGAAATAAAAAAAGTTAAAAGAAGAAAAAGAGAAGAGAAGTTAAATATAAAAGAATTAATGTCTAGTAGATATTATAAGCGTGGTCGAGGTGGAGCAATTAAGCAGGTGAGGTAATGGCTAGAAGAAAGAGGAAAATAATACTTGAAGATACTGAAAGAAAAAAGAAAGTACCAGCACTTCCTATTCAAGAGCGTGATTATAATAGATTTAAATATAAGTTAGAAGAAATAAGTAAAGATTGTCCAGAAAGAAATTTAATGATTTTTTATATTGGCGTTGCTACTGGATATAGATTAGTTGACTACTTAGGATTAACAAATGGAGAATTAAAAGAGTTTTTGGATGAAGATAAGTTTATTATTCAAGAAAGTAAACAGTATAATGCATGGAAGACACATATTGCTAATAATCCTAATTCAAAAAGAAAGCCACCAGTTCCTAGAGAGTCAATAATTCAAACAAATCTTAGAAAGAAAATTAAAGAATATGTTAAAGGTAAAAAGAATAGTGAATATGCTTTTGAAAGTGAAAAGTACCCTGGGGAGCCTATAACTCCTAAAACGTATAGTGCAATATTAAAAAAAGTTGGAGAAGAATTAGGATTAAAACATATTACTGGACATAGTTTAAGAAAAACATATGCTCAAAGGTTATGGCAAGAAAAAAGAGATTTAGAGTTTGTTAGAAAAAGTTTAGGACATAAGTCAATAGAAACTACAAAACATTACTTAGGATTGGATAATGAAATTAAAGAAGATGCATCAAGAATAGCAGATTCAAAATTATAATTTTTTGTACTTAATACGAAAAAAAGTAACATATGCATATAAGAAAGAAAAAATAAAAATTACTACTAATATATGCACTAAAAAAATAGTATGTGTAATTATAGGTGTTATTTCGCATAAGGAAGTTATAATAGTAATGTGGTTCAAAGTATTGATTTTAAAGGCTTTAAATAGGTTTTTAGAAAGAATAATTAAAATCTTAAAAAATTTTAATACAAAATAAAATAAAGATACAAACGGATATATACGATTAAACAAGTAAATAAGAGGGTTTACAACGTATAAATTGTAAGGGGGTGTTAAGGTGACAGGAAAAGAAGAAGCATTTAAGTTATTTAAAGATAGTGGAGGAAAAATAACTTCAAAAGAAATAGCAGAAAAGCTTGATATAAGTGTAAATACAATAAATTCATGGAGAGCTAAGGAAAAGTGGAGAAATAAGATAAAGGGACAGTTTGAACCAGGAAATAAAAAAGCGGTAGGACATGGAGCACCAAAGGGTAATTTGAATAGGCTTAAGCATGGAGAATATTGTGATCCTTCAAAATTCTTAGATAAAGGTTTTTTGGCTAAATATATTCCAGCTGCTACGAAAAATATAATTAAAGGTGTTTTAGAGAATGGAGTAACACACCTAGATATGCTATGGGATAATATAGTATTACTTTATTCTTCAATAATAAGATCTCAAAAGATAATGTATGTTAAGAATCAAAATGACTTAACTAAAGAACTAAAGAGAAGTAAAATTAAAACTAAAACTAGAGAAACTGAAAAGACAGCAACTACAGAAGATGAAAAGGAATTTGAGTATGAATTACAGTTTGCTTGGGATAAGCAAGAAAGATTTATTAAATCTCAATCAAGTGCAATGAAAACTCTTAATTCTATGGTTAATGATTATGAGGAATTATTACATAAGAATTGGGATTTAGCAACAGAAGAACAAAAATTAAGAATAGAAAAACTTAAGTTAGATATATCTAAAATAACTGGTGAAGAAAACACAGATAAGAACAAAAATACTAAGCTTGATTCTATATTAGAACAATTAAGTGAATAATATAAAATTTCGCAAAAACAACATTTAGCGAAATAAATTTTGAGCTGATAAACTTATTTAATGAATTTAAGCCATTTGTAAGGGATAAAAATAGAGTGGAAGTTTACTTTAACTAAACATTTGATAAAAAATAGAATTTATTAAAGAAAAAAGTTGGAGAAAATATGTCAAATGAATATAAGTTATCAAAAAAATATAAAGATTTTATAAAGCATAATGCAGCAGTAGAGTGTTTAGAAGGAACAACTGCCGCAGGAAAAACTACAGTAGGAATACTAAAGTTTATGTTGCAAGTTGCTAAGTCTAAAAAGAAACAGCATGTTATAGCAGCTAAGACTACTGGAGTAGCTGAAAAGAATATAATACAGAAAGAATATGGAATTACTGATGTATTTGGGGAGTTTGTTAAGTATAACGGTAATGGTGATAAAGATGATAAGATACCACATATCAGATATAGCACTCCAAATGGTGAAAAAGTAATTTATATTCTAGGTTATGATAATAAAGAAAAATGGAAGATGGCACTTGGATCACAGTTCGGATGTGTTCTTATAGACGAGGTTAACACAGCTAATGTTGAGTTTGTTAGGGAAATAAGTACTAGAAATGATTACTTAATGATGACACTTAATCCAGATGATCCAAACTTACCAATCTATAAAGAGTTTATAAATTGTGCTAGACCATTAGAAAAATATAAAGATGATGTACCAAGAGAAATAATGGAGCAGTTGAACAGTGAGGAGAAACCAAACTGGACATACTGGTTCTTTTCTTTTTATGATAATGCATCTTTAAGTGAAAAAGATATTGAAAAGAAAAAGTTAAGTGCTCCAAAAGGTACTAAGCTTTATAAGAATAAAATATTAGGCTTAAGAGGAAGAGCAACAGGAATTATATTTAGCAACTTTGAAAGAAAGAATCATGTTGTTAGTAAAGAGTATGCTAAAAAGTTTATTAGAGATAGAAGTAATAGACAACAAACAGAATGGTTTGAAATATTTAGTGCTGGATTAGATACAGCTTATTCAAGTAATAGTCCTGATACAATATCAATGAGTTTTATTGGTATTACTAATAAAGGTAATTGCTTTGTACTAGATGAAAGGGTATATAATAATGCTAATTTAGATATACCTATAGCTCCAAGTGATACGGTAAAGAACTTTATAGATTTCTTAGAGAGAAATAGAAAAGAATGGGGATTTGCTAAAGATGTATTTATAGATTCAGCAGACCAGGCTACTATAACAGAGTTTGCAAAATATAAAAGGTTAAATGGTACAGTATATAATTTTAACAACGCATGGAAGAAAACAACTATTATAGATAGAATAAATCTTCAATTAGGTTGGTTTGCTCATAATCAATATAAGATTTTAAACCATTGTGTAAATTATATATCTGAATTAGAAACATATAGCTGGATGGAGGGTAAAGATAATACTCCAGAAGATGCAAATGACCATATGGTTAACAGTACTCAATATAGTTGGTTGCCTTATAAAAATCGCATAGGAATTTCAAATAATTTATGATATTTAAAAAAGAAAAATAGCTTATTTTCCATAAAAATGCGTGTTTTATCATAATAAAACTGCGTAAAATGTGAAAAGTAATATTTATACTTTTATAAAAGCAAGTAAAATAGCGATATTAAAATAAAACTGCGTTTTTTCATTATTCTACGCAGTTTTTAAAATTAAAGAAAAAGCTTAAAAATAAATTTATGAGTAGAAATAAAATTATATATGATATATGGCTTTACAATCAAAATTAAGGCTAGTTTTGATTAAAAGGTATAAAATGTTATTGAATAATAAAAAACGTTATATGGAGTGAATAGAGGTGAAAAATGAAGATAACAGAGAAAGTGAGGAATTTTATGAGAAGCTTTTTAAGAATACAAGAAGCTCAAACAACTAATTTTAATATACAAGAAAGTATGAACTATGAAACAAATGTATTTAAAAATAAGATTTGGTACAGGGGCGATAGTTATGAATTAGAACAATTATATAAGCAGTTGCAAAATAATAATTTCTCATTTTGGGGGAGTGTTCCAACAGTAGGTATGGAAATAAGAAAAATACATACTGGACTACCTAAAATAATAGTTAATAAATTAGCTGATATTACATTAACAGATTTAAATGATATATCTTTTGAAGATAGAAGTTTAAATGAAACATGGGAAGCTATAGTTAAGGAAAATAAATTTTATAAATTATTAGATAAATCAACAAAGAAAGTTTTAGTAGCTGGTGATGGTGTTTTTAAGATATCATTTGATTCCAATATATCTAAATATCCTATTATAGAGTTTTATGATGGTGATGATATTGAAATGGTATATGAAAGAGGGCGTATGAAAGAAATTATATTTAATACTGCTTATAAACATAAAACAAGAGTGTATAACTTAAAAGAAACTTACGGTTATGGATATATAACATATAAACTATTCATAAATAATAACGAAGTATCATTGAATACTATTCCACAAACAAGTGATTTAGCAGATGTAACTTTTGATAAGAGTTTTAATATGGCAGTTCCATTTATGATATATGAATCAGAAAAGTGGGAAGGTAGAGGACAAAGTATATTTGATGGTAAAACAGATAACTTTGATAGTTTAGATGAAACTTGGAGTCAATGGATAGATGCATTAAGAGCAGGAAGAGCAAAAACATATATACCAGATGATTTATTGCCTAGGGATATTAAGACTGGAGAAATAATGAAGCCTAACTACTTTGATAATAGGTTTATTCAAACAGATAAGAGTATGAAGGAAAATGCAGATAGTAAAATCATTACTGAACAACCAGGTATACCAACAGAATCTTATCTTCAAACTTACGTTACAGCTTTAGATCTATGTTTACAAGGATTAATTTCTCCATCAACATTAGGAATTGATAATAAAAAGTTAGATAATGCAGAAGCTCAAAGAGAAAAAGAAAAGACAACCCTTTATTCAAGACAAGCTATTATAGATGCATTAACTGAAATGTTACCTAGATTAGTTGATGTAATATTTAAGGCTTATGATTCTTCTTTAAACCAAAGTATTAATGATTTAGAAGTAGAAATAAGTTTTGGAGAATATGCATCACCTTCATTTGAGGCAGTTGTTGAAACACTATCTAATCCAAATACACCAATGTCTATAGAAGCAAAGGTTGAGGAAATGTGGGGTGATAGTAAAGATGATAAATGGAAAGAAGAAGAAGTTAAAAGAATAAAAGAGCAAAATGGAATTATTACTATGGAGGAACCTTTTGTAGGAGGAGATTTAGATGAAGAAAGTAATAATAAACAACAGAGTATACCAGATGGACAAGAAGAAGCTTAAAGGATTATTTGATATTGCAAAGGAACATGTAAAGTTAGGTATATATGCAGTAGAGAAACATAATATCATTGAAATGAAAAGAGATATATTACCTTCAAAAACTAAATTAAAAGAAGAAATAAGGAAATATAAAGAGCAAGGCTATAAGGTATATAGCAATGGATAAAGATTATGATATAGTTGTAGCGTTTCAAAAGATAGAAGAAGAATTAATAAACTCTATGCTTGGAAATATTAAAAGACATACTGATTGGGAAAAAACAGAAGGTTTTGAATGGAGTATGTGGCAAGCAGAGCAACTTAAGGCATTAGAAAAGTATAGAAGTAATAATATAAAGAAATTCAAAGGATATTTTTCAACTATTAATGAACAGATAGAGGAAGTATTAGAAAAAGTCTATAAACAGGGTAATATGCAACAAGAAATTGAAATATTATCAGCATTAAGAGAAGGGTATATATTCAAAAAAAGAAAGAAAAAGAATATTACTTTAAATGCTAAGTTTTTCAGAATAAATGATAGAAAACTTAATGCATTAATTAAAGCTACTAAGAAAGATTTTAAGAATGCACAATTAGCAATGTTAAGAATGGCCAATGATCAATATAGAAAAATAATATTTAATGCTCAAGTATATGCTAATACTGGTGCTGGAACCATAGAAAAAGCTATTGATATGGCAAGTAGAGATTTTATGGCCAACGGTATTAATTGTATAGAATATAAAAATGGTGCTAGAGTTAATGTTGTAAGTTATGTTGATATGGCTATTAGAACAGCAAATAAAAGAGCTTACCTTCAAGGGGAAGGAGATAAGAGAAAAGAGTGGGGAATAAGTACAGTTATAGTGATAAGTAGAGGTGGAGGTTGCCCTAAATGTACACCACATCAAGGTAAAATATATATTGATGATGTATGGAGTGGTGGAAGTTCTAAAGATGGACCATATCCATTACTTAGTTCGGCTATAGAAAAAGGATTATATCACCCTAATTGTAGAGATAGTCATACAACATATTTTGAGGAAATAACTTCTAAACCTAAAAGAACTACTAAAGAGCAACAAGAAGAAAATATAAGACTATACAATGAGCAACAATGGAAAAATTATATAGAAAGACAAGTTAAAAAATACACTAATCTTGAAAATAGAAGTTTTGATAATGAAAACAAGATGAAGTATAAGAATAAAAAAGAAATTTGGAAAAAGAAAAGATAATTAGCACTTACATAAGTAGGTGCTTTTATTATGCTTAAAATTAAGGAGGGATTGAAAATATGGAATTAAAAGATACCATTGAGATGATGGGGAGTGCAGATTATAAAGAAAGGTTTAGAGCAGAGTATTTACAATTAAAAATAAGAATAAATGGATTAAGAAATATGCTTAAGAAATATAAGGCGGGTACTTTAACATTTAAACCATTTTGTAGTTATTATTTATTGAATGGTCAATTAAAAGCAATGGAAATGTATGCTCAATATTTAAAAGAAAGAGCTGAAATAGAAAATATAGAATTGGAGGTAAATAAGTAATGAATGAAAAAGAATTTTTAGAATGGTGCAAACAAGAGGTATGTGATTATACCAATAGACATTTAGATAAAACAGATAAAAAGCAAATTACAACAGACAATGTATTTATGGTATGGAGTTGTAAAACATAAAGCACTACTTAGTACTACTTTATTTGATGGAATGTATTATGAGTGCACATACAATGGAGATAAAAAAGAAATGTATGTAGATGCTTATAAGAAGTGGGAAAATTATAAAATTGAAAAAAATAATTAAGTCTTAGGAAACTAAGGCTTTTTATTATGCCCAAAACTTGCTTAAGGCTTAAAACTGCGTAAGGAAATAACAGTCTACAGACTATAAATGGAGGGAAGTTATGTTTATAACAAGTTGTAATTTAAGAAAAAGAATAGGAATGAGAAGGTTACTTCAAGTAGATGGAGGAGCTGGTACTGGTGGAGAAGGAAATTCAGCAGGCAATGAAGGTGATCCAGAAGCTGGAGAAGGAAAAGGAGAAGAAGCTAAAACTTTTACCCAAGAGGAGTTAGACAAAATAGTAAAGGAAAGAGTTGCTAGAGTAAAAAAAGATCAACCTCCTAAGGAAGAGTTAGAAGCTTTTAAGCAATGGCAAGAAAGTCAAAAAACAGAGGAGGAAAAGAAAAATGAAGCTTTAACTAATGCTGAAAAGGCAAGAGTTGCAGCTGAAGAAAGAGCTTTATTAGCTGAAACAAAAGTAACTTGTTTATCTAAAGGAGTTGCATCAACTTCTGTAGATGATGTAGTTATATTAGCTAAGTCTATGCTTAATGATGATTTAACCATGGAACAGGCTATTGATAAGGTGTTAGAAAAATATCCTTCTTTTAAAGGACAACAACAAGAGCCAGAACAAAATAAAAATGGTTTTATAATTGGGGCTAATAACACAAAACAAAAAGTAAATCCAAATGATGCAATAGCAAGGGCATTTGGAATTAAATAATTAATTAAAAATAAGAAATGGAGATGAAATTATGGCAGTATACAGTTACGCTGAACAATTTGAACAAGCATTACAACAAAAATATGAAAAGGAGTTAACATCTTATGCATTAGAACAATCTAATCCACAAGTTAAATTTATTAATGCTCAAACTATTAAATTACCTAATATCACAGTTAGTGGATATAAAGACCACAACAGAAGTAATATGGGATTTAATACAGGGAGTATATCTAATGAATGGGAACCAAAGAAATTAGCGCATGATAGAGATATAGAATTCCCTTTAGATCCAATGGATATAGATGAAACTAACTTGGTTATAGAAGTAGCAAATGTTCAAAATACATTTGAAACAGAGCAAGCTATTCCGGAAAGAGATTCTTATAGATACTCTAAGTTATATTCAGAAGCTAAGACTTATGAAGCGAATGGAGCAGTAGTAGACACTACAACAACATTAACTACAGCTAATATTTTAGATTGGTTTGATGATCAAATGGAGAAAATGGATGATGCAGGAGTTCCAAGTGAAGGAAGAATACTTTATGTTATTCCATCAATTCACAAGATGCTTAAACGAGCAGAAGGATTAACAAGAAATATTGATGTTAATTCAAATAATGGGAAAATTGATAGAAGAGTTTACTCTTTAGATGATGTAGAAATAACTAAAGTTCCATCTGGAAGAATGAAAACTAAGTATAATTTTACTAATGGATGTGTTGCTGCAGGTGATGCAAAACAAATATATATGATACTTATTCATCCATCATGCCAAGTAACTAGAAGTAAATATGCATATATGAAGTTATTTACTCCAGGTACAGATTCAAGAACAGCAGATAAGTATGTATATCAAACTAGAGAATATGGTGATACATTCTTAATTAAAAATAAAGCTTGTGGTATTGCTATTAATGCAGAAGCAGAAGATTAGGAGGAATAATATATGAAGGCAACAAAAGGAAATAAGGTTTATACAATAGATGAAACACAAAAAGCTATGTATCAAGCACAAGGTTATGACATAACAGATGATGCAGGAAACATAATAGAGTATGGAGCTGGCAAATCAGTTTCATATGAAGAGTATAAAACTTTAGAGGAAAAGGCTTTAAAGTTAGAAAAGGAAAATAAAAAATTAAAAGAAGAAAATAAGGAATTAAAGAAGGGTGCTCAATAGTATCCTTCTTTTAATTTAAGGATGTGAGTATATGTCATATGTAGACAAAGCATATTATACAGGTATCTTTAAAGGTAATGAAATAGATGATAGTGACATAGATAAATCATTAAGAAAAGCAAGTAGGCATATTGATACATTAACTTTTAATAGGATTAAGGGTTTAGGGTTTGAAAAATTAACAGATTTTCAAAAGGATATTATTAAAGAAGTAACTTGTGAATTAGCAGAGTTTGAGTATGAAAATGCAGAACTTATTGAAAATGTATTATCTAGTTATAGCATTAATGGAGTATCAATGAACTTTGGTGGTAGTTGGAATGTTCAATTAATAAAAGGTGTTGCAATACCAACAGAGTTACATGAAACATTAAAACAAACAGGATTATGTTCATTAAGTTTTAGGAGGTTTTAATTATGAAATATCCATGTTTAGTACCTAAAAAGTTTTGTAAAACTCCGATTAAAGTTACTATTTTTCAAGAAGGAATAAGTGAAGATGGTGAGCCTTTAAAAGCTATTGAAATTGATACTAAATGTAATTATCAAGATAAGGCTAAAATGGTTTTAACAGCAGAACAGAAACTTATTAAAATAGAAGGAACTGTCTTGATACCAGGAGATATTGCTCCTGGTATTTCTGTTATATCTGATGGAGAAGTAAAAGTCTTTGAGGGTAAAAGAAATATATACAAAGGTGAAAAAGCACGTAATCCAGATGGAACAGTTAATTATACTAAGTTGGAGTTGGTTTAAGTTATGGCAAGAGCGACAAGTACTGTAATAATTAATCAACAAAGAATTAAACAGTTAACACGAGCACAAATACAAGCTTTAGAAATGACTGCAGAAGCTTTACATACAGAAGTAGTACAAGCACAGGTAATTCCATTTGGAGAAATAAAGAAAGAAAAATATAAAGAGTATGGTGTTAGAGGGCAATTTGCTAAGAATGGCAGAGAGTATAAAGGCAAAACAAAAACTAGAGTTATTTATCAAGGAGGTACTTTACAAAATGAAAGTACCTTTGTTGATTATAGTAATAGTTCTAAAGGGATTTGTACGTTAGTATCATCAACTCCTTATGCAAGAAGGCTTTATTATCATCCAGAATACAATTTCAATACTAGTGAAAATAAAAATGCAAAAGGTAAATGGTATGAAGAGTGGATTGATGGAAATAAAAAAGACTTCTGCAAAAAGACTTTTAAAGAGTTTTATAAAAGATTAGGAGGGGTTTGATGTTAGGTTTAGCAGATATAAGAAATTGGTTAAAAACTCTTGAAAATAAAGCAGATAACTATTATATAGGAAAGCTTGATAATAAGAATAATAAATCAATTGGAGTATATCAAGGTAAAAATATTATACCTCCTAGAATAACTCTAGGAGGTAGTGAAAACTCTTCTTATGAAGTAAAAGCAATTACTGTACTTATACATTGGAATTTAAATGCAAGGGAAACAGAAGAGTTCTCATATAGATTATTTGAAGAGATATTAAAGCAAAATAGTGTAGTTATTAATAATCATAGAATAAAAATGATTAAGTTAAATACAAATGAGCCTATAGATGTAGGAACAGATGAAAAAGGAATATATGAAAGAGTTATAGATATAGAATTTTATTATGAAAGGAATGAGTGATAATGTCTAAAGTAGAAAGTGGAGTTTATCCAGTACACCAAAATAAATTTAAAATAGGTATAAAGGGTGCTACTAGTACTCAACCAACAGATATGAAAACTATTAAAGATTTAGAAACATTTTCATTATCTATGGATAACAATATCGAAGAATGGTCGGCTTTAGACCAAGAAGGTTGGACTAGAAGAATGTCAACTGGAAAAGGATTTTCTATTTCATTAAGTGGTAAAAGGTGTGTTGGAGATGATGGGAATGATTATGTAGCAGGATTATTATTTAAAAATGCACAAGATTTAGAGAGTAAATTTGAATGGATATTTCCAGATGGAACAAAAGTATCATTTGATTGTATAGTTAATGTTACAAATGTAGGTTCTGGGGACGCAACAAATGTAGGAGCATTAGAGTTTGAAGTGCTTTCAAATGGTAAGCCAACAATTAGTACGGAGGAATAAAAAATGAGTATGATAGATATTTCAAAGAAATTAAGTAATGATAAACCAGTAATAAAAATTGCAGAAGGAAAGGAATATAAAATTAATAATAGCAAAAATACTATGTTATTAATTAATCAAGAAATGCAAAATAATAAAAATGAATTAGAAGCAATGGATAAGGCTGTTAAATTAGCATTAGGCCAAAGTGCTTTTGAAGAAATTGAAAACATGGAATTATCTTTTGCAGATTATAAAGTTTTATTTATAGGTATTATGGCTGGAGTTTCTGACCAAAGTTATGAAGAAGTAGAAAAGAATTTTAATACACCCAGCTAAAGATAAGCAAGAATCTTGGTATGATCTATTAGAGGATTATGATTTAATAGAAGCAAGTTTTGCAAAGCAATATGGAATAAGGTTGAGAAATGAACAGGATATGACATGGAGTGAATTTGCAACTTTACTTAGTGGACTTATGCCAGATACACCATTAGG